CTCTTCTATAATTGGTGCGTAATCCCAATCCGGTACAGAGGATGATCCACCAAAAGCATTATTACCAGTTGATACTTGTAGGGCTGGAATTTTTAAATATACATCTAACTTACATGATGCTGCAACAGAGATCTTTGGTTTATACCCAAATCCTTGAGCTAAATCATATAGATTCTTTCTTTCAGTTGCTCTATGTAGCATACTCTCTTTTAATGCATAGTCCGTATAATATGATAGGACGTCTCCCACATACGAAGCCATTTCAATAAACATTGTACCAGGCGATGCTACGTCAAAATCGTTATACGTTGCTGGGAAATAGTTTTTGGCGAATTCAATAAGATTACTCTTGAATCCATCAAAGTCTTTTCCTACATATTTTATATCTTTAGATGCCATATTATTGTACCTCTAGTGTTAGTTCGTCTTCTATATTAAAGTTTGGTATCTTATACGATACTGTTATACTTATACTGTTTTCATCTGTAATTTTTGGGAATGAAACAGATGTAACTTTTACTTGAGGGATCCAAATCCCTAAGGCTCTATCAACTTCATCTCTGATTCTTTTTTCTTTTAGGTGAGCTGTATCTTGTTCAAATAATAAATGGTATAGATATGTACCAAATGCTGGTTGCATAACTCTTTCACCTATCATCGTAGAAAACAGATTTAAAATGTTAGCTTTAACCTGATCCTTTGTAAAATATGTACTCTGTAGGCCTGGTCCATTGAAATTGTCCATGGGTAAATTAATACCTATGGCTATATCCGGTTCAAGGTCTAGAGGGTTAATATTTATTGGCGCATTTGGCATTTATTACTTTACCATCTTTTTTACTAAACTAGAATAATCTCTTGTTAGAGCTTTGCTTAAGCTAGGATCCAACTGTTGAAGGTCTACGGGTTTTCCGTTTATATCAGTTTGTTGTTGTGGAGGGGTATTGCCAAAACCATTTTGCAGTGATGCAAATCCAGCTCTTGCATCTGCAGATGTAAATTGTTTTATAGTTGGAAAGTCCTCTGCAGGTTGTTCTATAGATTCGTTTATAGAGACCTTACTATTTTTCTTTACTTCCATCTCAGTTAATAGAGTATTAACTTGTGTTTTTACTTCCCGTTTAACTACTTCTCTAATTAAACGTACTAAGTCTTTTTTTGTCATTATATTCTCCTTATTTATAAACCTTTTCTATATATAAATATCACTAAAGGCTATTTTATTCCCACCCAAGGGACAGGAACTGTTACAGATGCTGCAGGTGGGGTTATACCCGTATAAACACCAGCTATAGTCTTAGCATGATTCTTATATCCAGTAACTAATTCTTTTGCAACCTTTCCGGCTTCTTCTTGTTTGAAAGCTTTATCTATAGCTGGAGCTATTCCCGGTGTTCCTGGTACTGTTACCAAGTTTGTTACTGGTACAACTGTTGGTGGATGGGGTATCGCTTGTGAAAAAATTGCTGCAGTCCAGTATAGTATTATTTTAGTTTCTACCAGTACCCAGTTTACTGGCCCTAGTTTTGTAGGTGATGCCTTTTGAGTTTTAAAGGCTAAAGACCAGGCTTGTTCAATGCCAGCTTCTGTTTTAGGGGGTACTACTGCATTGGCCATTGGGTCTACAGCTTCTGATACAGCTTGAGCATAAGAGTCTGCTAGGAATTTTGCTGTATCGTCTTCGGTCTTTTCACTTAGATCTTCAAACCAATTTTTAGTTTTAGACTCTAACCCAGTCCAATCTATCATTACTGTTCCATTCCTTCTATTTCAGATTTGATGGCTGCACAGTCTGCTGTATTTGTACCAACACCAGTTGGACCTACTCCAGTAACTAAAGTTGCCTTACCTGCACAGAGAGCATCTAGTTGTGTTGCCAGAGCTTTTACTTGATCCATAAGTACATCCATATCTACTGCCCATTTTGCAGTTGAAATACTAACTAAGCTTTTTGAAGATATAGATATATCATCAGCTTTAGATAGAAGCGTTAATCTGTCTGCTCCTATTATAACTTGTCCACCAACATAGGCATCCATAGTTTCACCAACATTTCCGCTTTCAGGTGAGAATTCTATATCTCCAAAATCAAAGGATTGATCTGATAGTAAATATATAAAAGAGTTATCTGTTGTTGGATCTTCTAATTGTTCTTGGCCACATCTTATAGCAATTACCGGTTGGCCATCTTCGCCCTCTAAGCTCCAAGGAGTTTCATTTAATTCATTCTTAGAAGTGAACTTTATAGAGCTTCCATATCTACCCTGTATTAGGTGATCCCCCTCATTAACGTTTCTGGATTTGACAATATCAGTTGCTGCTATAAAGTCTTCGGTTAGAGTTGTGCCATAAACTGGTGTTCCGTTATCATCATCTATTAAAAAGCTTTCATAGTTATGCAAATTGACTTTTACATTCTCTTTACCATCAGCACCAACTAAGTCTTCATTGTCTACGGTTATTTGGTCATAGAAATTAACTGGTGGTATTGAGGAATAATAATAACGACCGCTTTCTCCTCTAATAATTATTACAGATTCATTGGCTGCTGGTAATGTGAAGTTATAAATGTCAAGAGGGAATGCTGGTACTAGGTCATAACTATTTTTTTCATAATCGTCTCTTGATTCTGCTATCCATACATCTATTCTACCGCTAGAACGATTATCTTCATTTAAAAGAACTTCTCTCACTCTACCATAAAATAGACCCAAAGAGTTGGAAGCTAATTCGCCCCTATCATTACTTGAGTAATCAGAGGTTATACCTATGTCTTGCATTATTCGTTATCTTCCATATTTAATTCTGATACCGTTTCTAATAAATGCTTTTTTTCTTCTTCAGTTAAAAGCATTCCACCAGTTTCTGTTGATTCGCCTCTTGCTTGAGCTCTTTGTACGATTGCTGCCATCTTTATTAGGTGTTCATCATTCTTTACACCAACTTCCAAGTAGTCCTTTATAATTGGAACTATAACAGTAGCATCGCCTATACTTTTTATCATGGGTTGCAGGTCTTTTATTAATGCAGATATCTGTTTCTCCTTTTTTATAGAGTTTGTGTATATATCTTCCATTAAGTCAGAGAACGTTTTCCCTTTGAATATTTCTTTATCCATATGCTATTTCCCTTTATTATAAATATCTAATAATGACTAATTGGGGGAGTATTTGTGGCAAAACAAAAGACCTGGAGCTATTAAACCCCAGGCCTCTTATTTTATCTAAAACTTTTATTACTTCTTAACAAAGAACGACATCACAATTACCAATACAACTAAACCTACAAAGCCTCCGTTACCAAAGCCTTCTATAAGTGCAGTTAAATTAGCAATTACGTCCATTCCAAATACTGATCCGCCTGTTAGAACGTACCATAAGATTGTTACGGGAAGAACTGCTAATAATATAGTTCCTAGTCCACCGAAAAATCCTGTAATCATTTTCATTACGTTATCCATCTGTATTCTCCTATTCTGTAATACTTGTTTTGTGGCAAAATTGCCATCTGAAAGCATGTTGACCCTTTATGGGTATTTAGAATTTAAACCCAAACCCTAATGTAAGGTTTGTAGTTTTATCCTCTGTGTTATAAACCACCTTTGGATCAACATAAATATTGTTCCTTAGGGTAAATAGTTTACCAGCTCCAATTGACATACCTTCCGTAGAAAGTCCGTCAGTTGATACATAAGCAAAATATCCACCGAAGTAATATCTTGCATGGAAGTCCATTTCCATATCTGCTGTTGAATCAGCTTGTGATACAGATGCTCCAACCATTAGGTTGTCTGTTAATCCGTATCCGATTGTTGGAGAAACTGACCATTCGGTCCAAGCCGTATTTGCTACGTCACCTGTTCCTACGTACCAGTCTCCAGTTGATTGAGCATTAGCTGCGGCAATTCCACATACTAAAGCTAAAGTTAAAATTAATTTTCTCATATAATTCTCCTTGTTATTTTTATATTAAAATTAACATGCTTTCGGAGTCTAAATACCATAACCTTTTTAGAAACCTTTCTTTGTAAACCTTTTACTATTTATTATAATTATCTGGCTTGGTATTTAATAAAGAGGGTTTCATATTCTTTTTTTATTTGTTTTACTACCTTTGTAATATACTGTGTTTTTGCTCCAGTCATCTCTCTTATCAATATATAGAGAGCTTTTTTATTATATGTCTCTATATTTTCTCTAGTTCTAAATAATTGCATTACTGCATATGCTATTGCTTTGTCCCGTTCTAATCTAAACTTTTCATCTATTCTTTCTTCATACCAATCTATAAATTGGTCCATGAAGTCTAATACTCCATCTCGGCTTCTTTCTATAAACATCTCATTTCCAATGTTTCTTTGCCAATCTATATGGTTGACTCCTGCTTTGTTTATTAGTCTCTTATAATTCTTATTATTATTCTGTATTAAATAGTTCTTTGCTACAATAGAAAAATATGAAAAAGCTTTTCCTTTTTCAGAAGTATACTTTGGTAACTTTGTTAACAAGAATGAGACTACTTCTGATTTAACTTCTATAATTCCTCCATCCATATACATAAACTTAAATCTATTTATTATATTTTCTGCTAGTTTGAAGATTGGTTGGTTTATATGTTCATTCCAAATCTTGTTTCTTTTTAAATCGTTGCTTTCACCATTATAGGCAATGATTGCATCTTCAGTTACTTGTGTAAAATACATCTTTGTTTTTCTAGGTCTACCTCTTGGTGTTAACTCTATAGTTTTCGGTTTTGCCAATTCAATATAAAAGTTATCAACAGGACTATTCATTTATTTCTTTCTCCAAGTCTGCAATTATAGTTTTAATTGTTTTAAATACTTCACCAATCTCATCATCAGATTCAAAGCCGCCCTTCTCATCTGCTGCTTTTAACATCGCATAGGCTTCTGATACATTTTTTAGATTGTTTAACAATTTTATTTCTATTTCGTCTATATAATCTATTTGCGTCTTTATAGTCTTGTCTTGCCTATAAACTATAAAACCGCAGAATACTAATATGACCGCTAATATAATATCTAATATCATATTTTACTCCTTAAAAAATTCTTTAAATAAATCATTCGCAGATTCATTGGCACTATCTATTTTTGTAGTAGATTGTCTTCTCTTTGGTTTAGGTTTTAAATTATTACCAATCTCTTTCTTATAATTATCATGCTCAATTCTAGAAGCCATATGGTCTGCATGGTGTAGTATAGTTGGTAGGTTACTTTTTATCTCTTTATCAGTATTAAACGTTTTCAAGTATTGAAAGTTTGCATCATCATACATACCATCATGTAATCTAATTGCCATTGCTTCATTATAAGAATAACTAATGCCATTTTGGGCTAATAAAAATAGAGACCTATCTGGTACTGACATATAATCTAGTTCAGGGTTGAATTTGTACAATTTACCTTGGTTTTTTCTATGCCATTCAGAGGGGTTTGGTATATAATAATCATGGTGCATATCTCCTATTTTACCTAAGTCATGATTCAATGCAGAAAAGGTTAATTCTTCATCTGTGTGAGATATCTCGGCTCCCATTATTTCCCATTGAGAATCTATACGCTTTGCACAAGACAAAACTCGCAATACGTGGTCAACATATCCACCAGCAAAGCAGTTGTGATAGTGTACAATACCGGATGCTGGTGCTAACATCATTCTTTCTGCTAGTCCGTTATACATTTTTAATAGGGCTGTTCTTCTTTCTCCTCTAAACTTGGAAGTAATCACCTCTAATAAAGTATTCCAATTTTGTAGTATTTGTTCTTCTGTTAAATTCATAGTTTTCTTTTTATTTTATTGCGTATAACTCGATAGTTTTATATCTATACTGTTTTGTTCCTATATTTTCTAAAAAATCTATTTGCCCTGTTTTTCTTTTGTGCATACAATCGTGTATAGTATATAAACCGTCTTTATGTGTTCCACAAATGTATACTTGATCTCCGTAATTAAAAATGCCACCGTTCTTTTTTAGCATATCTTGGCTAATTGCTATCCAATTCCAATCAGATACTTTATAGGGGTCGATAATACTACCATCAGCTGTTTCTAATGGATTATCATCGCATTGCATTTTTACTGGATGGTACATTGTTGCTTTAACATTTATGGGGTTACAATTAATATAGGGTAAGGGGTCAATTGATTTGTTGTTGTGTTCTATTTCATAATGTAAATGTTGTCCTGTTACATCACCGGTGCTACCCATACAGGCTATTGCTTGACCTTTAGTAACATTCTCGTTTTTCTTTACAAATAACTTATGTAAATGAGCATATTTAGTTGTGAATCCAAAAGCATGTTCTATTTCTATACATCTACCATACCCATAATTCCAACTAGCATATCTAACTACTCCAGATGCAGTTGCATATACTGTATCATGCCATGAATCAATCATATCAACACCGGAATGCATTTGATATTTCCCAAATATTGGATGTTTCCTAACTCCATAATCATCTCGTATTACAATAGTGTCTAATGGGGGACCTATTGGTAATGAATCTAGAATTTGTCTATAGGTAGAATCTAATATTTGTAATTCTTTTCTTAGAGAGTCTATATGTAGGGATTTATCTTCAACATTACGCTTAAGAAGTTCTACTTCTTTTTTATATGTAAGTGCATATACAAAAAATAATGCCGCAACTATAGCTGTAAGTGTGTATAGTAAGTATCGTTTCATTTTAATCGAATAATAATTTTAATTGTTTTTTGTTTCCAACTTCTTTATCTTTACCAAATTCTCTAGATACAGAATCTGTTCCATAACCTAATGATAGAGCTAATCTTCTACATACAAGTTTGAATTCTTTTACATTTAAATTTGTTGGGATGTCCATTTCTATTTTATCAGCTTCTCGGCTTTCATCGCCTCTTAAATAGATAAGTTTATCTTGAGCCATTGTCTTCTCCTATACTAGGTGGTTTCTTTGTTAATGCAATATAAGACTTTTTTTCGACATATCCAAATAATTTTACTTAAACATTTTAGATCTTGGAATCTTTCCTCTGCCTATCTTAGACAGCTTTGTAATTTCCCTAGTAAGTCTTTTTATATCCTTTTTCAACTTTGCGTTTTTTAGCTCTTTTTTAAGTTTGTGGACTTTTATGTTGGCTGAATTCATCATTGCAGACTTTTCACTCTTGGAAATCTTTTCTTTCTTTTCTATAACGGTTTCCTTAAACTTTCCTTTAAGCTTCGGCTGTTCCTTTCCTCTGTAGAATACATTCCCTTCTTTATCTACATACTTTGCCATAAAATGCCAGCCAGCCGGTCTGCCTGAGCTTATTCTTCTAGAAGTAAATTGTGGAGGTTCTACCATTTCATTTACACAATCTGAACATGTTACTGCTGTAGATTCTTCGCCTACCGTGGCCATTTGTCCGCATTTTTTACAAGACATATATCTATATGTTGCATCAGGTCTGTGGTGCCATTTGTAACCTTTTCGATACTCTACTATATGTTCTGATTCTTCCATTACTGCTAGAGTCTTATTCTTTTTCTTTGCCATAGTTTGTATATTTATTAATTAACTTTTCAAATTCTTTATTTGGGATTGTTGATTGTTTGCTATATTGGACTTTTAAGTCTTTATAGTCTTTTTGTAATTCTTCGCCATACACTTCATATAATTGGGGATAGGCCTCTTTCATCTGTTCTTCCGTTGGTTCAACTGTGACTTCTATTTCTCCACCATCTAATGTAATTACTTCGTCATTATCATAATGTTTTTCTACAAATGCTGGATAGGTCATTTTTTCATCTATAGGATATGGTTTATTAAATTCCATCCCGTCTGGTACTGACATTTTTACTTTTGGGTTTATCATAGCGAATGCCATATTAGCTGATACAACTAATGCAATTGCTAAGGGATCAAATACAAATACAATTAAAAGTAAAAAATAATTAACCACCTTATCCATAGGCCAACCAGTTGTCTTAGCTAAATATTTAAGTGGGCCTAACTCTCTTTGGTCTTCATTAGATATTTCCTTATTCAATAAAGCCATATCTGTTGTTGTGATTGAATCAATAACTGCTTCTAGCTTTATATTAATATTATCTCTATCTACAATTGCATTTTTTAATTCTGATTGTAATGCCCGCCTTGCAGAACTACTTGATGTTGTAATTACTTGTTCGGCTTCTGCACTGTAATATGAAACTGAAGTTGGGTTTGATAAAGATATTCTTAAATCCGAAATAGATTTTGTTAATTGGTTCTTTTCCAATTGTAAATCGCCTTTTGTTTCTTGAAAGCGAATTTGTTTCTGATTAAGTACTGCCAATCCTTTATCTAATAATTCTGATTGAACTGCTGTTGATTGATAAGCTCCAGATAAGAATCCATAAATACCCCCAGAAGTTATCACCATTAGAATAAAACATGCTACCATTAAGTAGCCCTTTAATATCTTGTTTATGGTTTCCCAATATTGATATAATAGCGATGCTACTACTAATTTGGCAAATTCTAAAGACCCCGCCATAATAATAACTTCTTTGGTTGCTCCAGCAAATAATTTACTTAAACCAAACACAGAATAGAATGCTGCAGAGCCAGATACGGCAAGTGCAGAAAAAGCTATTAGTAGTGGAAAAAGTCTTTTCTTCATTACTCTGTACTGATTAGTTCTTGTATCTCATTCCTAAGGTGTCTTATGTCCCGTATTACATTTCTTACTTCATTCGATTGAGTAAGACCTTTAACTAAGCGGTCATCTAATCTTTTAGCTACTGCATCTAGTTTACCCAAGAGCAGTATTAATTTATCTTTTTTGTTTGCGTTCATTTTATAACTCCTAATTTAGATTATATCGGTTTAAGTGATGTGAAGCTATCAAGGTTTGTATATCAGGATTAATATCAATAAAATCTTCGTCTTTTAAATAGATCCTATCGCTTAAATCCAGTTCACCACTTTCAACACTGATCTTCATTTGTAACAGTTTTGCACATTTCTCATACTCCTCCATTTCTATGTAGTAATCTATCAAGTCTTGTAGTAACCAAGATTGATCTATTTCTCCTGTTGCAAATGGGTCGTAACTTAATACGACTTGTTTAGCAGTATTAATGTAATCTGATAGTTTAACCTTTTTGGTTACTATATCATAAGTTAAATCCACCATTATACCTTCCATAAATTCTTCTACTTTGGATTGTTCATCTGGTGTCATTTCTTTTCTCTCTTATTAAAATTATTTCCTCCTACCACCGAAGCTTTGACGGCATGCTTCTTCTGCCGTTGGTTCTGGGTGCCTAAGCCGCCATCGCCATTTCAACTGTTTCGCCAGTTAGTCGTGACCTTCCTTATACCCTTATCATTGTGTCAATTCCAGTCACCCCCATATTGTTGTTATATTCGTGG